CGTTCCAATAACTTATGGATCTCATTACAGAAGTAAGGGAATTTACTACTTCATAAGCATCTTGTCTTGCTTGAAGAATTGTATTGCAGCTAAATCTAGGTTCTTGTCCTCCTGCTCCATCATCTACTAGAGCAGAACAATAAACAGAAGCACTATAAAACGCATATTTATCTAGTTGAGCTTCAGTAATATGATCTCCTAATCCATACCTAACATTTGTTAAAAGATCGAATAATATCCAAGCTGGATCTGAACACCAAACTTTAGCTGTAGTAAGCGTTCCATTGAATGTTCCTGTATAAACTACTCTGCCAGTAGTTGCATCTACAGTTCCGTTATGGGGTATCTTTATTTTTACCCCACGAACCTTATACATTCGACCTGGAACGGACGAAAACTGTTGCGAGTCGAACCTTAATGCTGCATGAGCAATATCAGCATAAGGTCTTTGCTCATCAATAATTTCAGTAAAAGATTGAAAGAAAAATTCATCTCTTAATTTATTTGAGTCAGCAGCATCAGCCGTTACTCTTGTAACTTGAACTGTTATTGGAAAATTAAGTCCAGTAGGAAGGTCAATTCGATAATCTCTGTTATATGCTGAAGAGCTTCTTCCTGTTACTGTGTCAGATATTGGAGTGCTTGTCGTTCCATTATTTTGAATAATTTTTATTGTTAAATCTACAGATGTACCATTAACATCTCCATTTGTTTCAAATTTTTGAAGAGAATTAAATCTAAGAGTTACTCTTAAAGCATTTATATTTGAATTTGTTATCTGTCTTGATATTGGAGTTCCATTCTCTACTTTTGAACCAACATTAGTTTCAGATTCGATATTGGCAATACCAGAAATAAATGTTTGATCTGAGGTTCCAAATCTCGGTTCAAACTCTACGTCTTGAAAGTTAAAATCTGTAGGTTGAGTAGCAGTTGGATCGGCAGTAGCTCTTAATACTGGAGTTTTTCCTAAATAAACGTCTTTTAATGCTGCTGTATTGTAATTAGCTGTACCTTTTGTAAACCCTGCTGCTGATGGAAAACCTTCAATCTCTCCTTCACTTAAAACATCAACAATAGTTGCAAATTGTTTACTGGATAAGGCATTAGAGGGCAGCGTAGAATCTACTACTACATCATCTTCAGAGCGATTAACAATAGCCATCTATGCTGTACCTTTTATCTGTACTGTATCAATTCCTGCTGATACTACTAGCGATCCAGCAAATATTTCTCCATAGATTACAGGTAAAGCTGTTCCTGCTCTTGATGTATTCTGCACTCCGCTAAACGAAAAGTTCTGTGATTGTGGATCTTCAGAAACTCCTGGAGGTTGTGGAACGGGAGTAAGCATCTGTGCTGCTCCAGATAAGGTTAGATAAATACCTAAGTTTCCTGCTGCTGCTGCTAAAGCACCTCCACCAGTAGTACCAAACAACAAAGGACTTCCTCCTCCCAAACCTAATCCTGCTGCTGGTGCAGCAATAGCAACAGCTATTAATGCTACTCCTGCTAATACTCTAAAGAAACCTCTAGAACCAGTTGCTACTGGTATTATTTTTATTTCTTGCTGCCCTAAAGGATTAAATAATTCTGTCTCGTCAATCTCATCTTTACCGACTTTGACACAATAATTTTGTTCCGTCATATGTCGTTCTAACTGAGGAAAATTTGCTAACAAAAATTTAAAAGTATCAATCGGTGTTTTAACTTCTGCCTCAAAAGTTCTCTGTCCTAAGAAACGAGCTAATCTTCCGTAAACTTTGATTTTACTGAGCATAGCGATACCTCTTCTTTGTCCATTCTATATACTTTTGGTCGTAAATTTCTCTACAGCTAAGTCTTTTCACACAATGATGAAGAATAGTTTGATCACCAATATATAAAGCCACATGATCTAATTTGCCTGTATCAGTAGTGTCCATTAATAAAACATCTTCTTTTTGAGTATCATCTTCATCATTTAATTCAATAAAACCAGATCCTAATAATACTTTTTCAAAATAAGGATCTTTTGTAAATTCCTGTGGACTTGCTGGTCTTCTCCAATGACGTATTGAAATATTTTTTGTTTCTTTATACCAATCAGTAATTAAACTCCAACAATCTTGAATATCCCATACCCATTGTCTACCAATTAATCCTTTTTTATAGCCAGAAGGTTCAAAATAATGCCATTGTTCTGTTTCTGGAGTGACGATATAAAAAGGTAAATCTAAATATTCACAACTTGCAAGATCAGCTTGACTAGGTAATGGTGGTACTTGTGGATGACTATGAAAAACAGCAATAATTTCTCCAGAATCTTCAGTTTTTACCCAATCATCAGGATCAATAATAAATTGTTCGCCTAAATTCTCGGCAAGATTTTTACAGGGAAAATACTTCTCTTTACCTTTATAGACAGCTAATAAACCACAAACTTCATGTGGTGCATTTTTCTTTGCGTGTTTAAGTGCAATATCTTTCCAAGTCATCCAACAAACGTACCAATACCAGGAAAAATGTCTCTAGTTGCTATTCTTTTTGGTAGTTTTACATTTACTAAGTCTAGTGCTGATATTGCTTCCCATTGGACAACATCTCTATTTTCACTAATTTTTCTATCTAAAAAGTAAATTTCTTTAGGAAATTCGGCAGTTGGATCAGGAGTTCCGTAAGGATTAGTTTGTGTTGTCGAGGAAGAAGTTGTTTGTTGCTGGATCGTATTTGGGTTATTCATCGTAATTGTGTTACCCATTGCATTACCATGACTTGAACAATAATATCTTAAATCGCTTGGAGCACCTGGGTAGGCTGGAGAATAAGTTACTGTTGCCCCTGCTTGCCCTGGAGTACCACTAACAGTTGTAGTTTGTTCTCCTCCAGCATCAGATTTTATTCTTAATGGATGAGTTGCATTTGTAGCATCTGCCAAATTAAAAATATAAGTAGATCCTCTTTTCATCGTGATAACAGGATTATTAGAACCATTAATTCTAAAAATATTACCACTTCCAGGATTATGGACAGTAACAGTATAGGTTACAGTTTCAGCATCAGAAGGGTCAGCTACAGTCGAAGTAGAGGTAGTTGTGGTTGTTGTTGGAGCGAAGTTTGCAGCATCTAAATATCTGGCTAAAGTTCTAATTCTTGTTAATTTTGCACCATTTAAATCATTACCAACTGTTGTCTGGTTTACGTTTTGCATAATTGCAGTAAGCGTTCCAAAGATATTACTAATGGTTATTGTTGGTCTTGGTAAAGTTCCTGTTCCTGTAAATTCAAATCCTTCACATTGAATAGGAAATCTAAGATAACTGTTGCTATTCCATACAAGTTCTCCATTTGCATTTAAATTTGCACCATTATGAAACCTATAAATAGTATTAGAACCATGTAATGTTGCATCAAGTTCTAACGTGAACAGTTCTATTATTGCTCCTGGATTTATTTCTTGTAATGCTGAAACTGGTACTGCCATTAGGGTTCAAATACTTCTTCAAAACTAGCTGTAATTCTATTCCTATCGAATTCAAATATTTCCTTAGAAAAACTTCTACATATCCATTTAAAAGTTGTAGTTGTATCAGGAGGTGACCAATCAAATGATGCACCATCTTTTCCTCTGGCTTCTAAAAATGTTTCTATTTCAGTAGCATCTTCATCATCTACATTAAAAGTAAGATTCCAAACTTTTGGATCTTGATTTAAACCAAAAGTTGTACGTTGTTGGTAGCCATCACCAAATTGAGTAACTCTTAATTTTGGCTGACTACGTTCTGTAGCAGAAAATTGTGGGTTGTAGCTGGGAAAAGTAGCCATTATCTCGTTAATAAACCTCCAGGTCTTTGTTGCTTAACAAGTTCGCCTTTTACTGCAATAGAAATCAAAGTACCAAGCTCTCTGGCTTGAGCTTCATCTCCTTGAACATCTGTTCCAGATGCGTCTACATTAACAACAACACTCGTACTACCGCCACCTCCAAGTTTATTATTTGGCACAATCGTTCCAGATGATCTTGGTACGAATAATTCTGGGCCTTTCTCTCCTACGATTGAAGGCTTACCAACAGGAGGTCTACCTCCGTTTGCAAATAAACCTAATGCACCAAACAAACCTCCACCTTTATCTCCTGCTGAACCTAAGACAGAACCAAACAATGCTTGATTTAGTGCTACATCTAAAAACTTATTTGCAACATTGTTAAGAAGATCAGATAACGTAGATGTACCTTTAATTAGTCCAGCAATACCATCTTTTACAGAATCTAAAATTTCTAATCCTATTTTTTCAAAAGCATCTGCTACTTTATCTGTTTCTGTATGTAGTTTTTTTGTAAGAACTATTGAATCTTCTTTTAATTTATTATTTTTAGTAATAAGACCTTCTTGAGCTGCAATTTTTGCATTAGCTATATCAATATCTTCTTGTTCTTGTTTATTTATTCCAAACCTTTTTTCAGCATTTTCTTGTATTTTATCTCTTTCTTTTGTTAACTGTTCTAATGTAGTTTTTAAAGTTTTTTTCCTAAAATCAAATTCTTGTTCAACTTTTGATACTTTCTCAGCTAATGTTTTACTCATATTTTTTTCATTCTCTACAATCCGATTTCTTAAATCAAGTTCTTCTTCTAAACTTTTAATTGTCAAATCGCTTTCACTTGTAATCGCACCAGCTTGAATTCTTACTTTTTCTCCTGCTGCAAATATTTTTTCTTGTTTTGTTAATCTTTCGTCATCTGCTTTCTGTCCAGAAACTCCAGATAGACCTTTAGCAAGACCTCCAAATCCAGCACCTCCAGGGGTAAATACCTGACCTATTTTACCAAAAAATGTATTATTAATTGCATTATCTAGCTTACTAAAAAATCCTTGATTTTCCCTACGATCTAATAATCCTTGGGCTTCTTCATTACCTGTTCCTGCTGCACCCGCCACTATATCTCGTGCCTCTCCTCTTTCTAAAGCTTCAGATAAACCTAAAACTTCATTTGTAAAATTAATTATCCTAGCTATTACATTTTGTAATTGAAGATTTAATTTAGCAAATTCTTGCGACATTAACCTACCTGTATTCGCAAATTTTTCAATAGCATCTACACCTCCTTGACCTATTTGCCTTGCCAAAATTGCAGTAGCTGCATTAAATGCAGCAGTTTTACCTTCAACTTGTTCTATTAATTTAATCTGAGCTTCTTGTGCAGACCCTTGCAATCCAAGAGCATCTGTAACAGCTTGTGTATTTTGAGTAAACGGGCCAAGTGCATTACCTAATTGACTTATACCATCTAAAAATCCTTGAATTTGTTGAACTATCGCTGTAGCTGCGATACCTCCTGCAAAACCACCCATGCCACCAAACATTCCACCGATACCACCACCTAAAGCACCTGCTGCTGCTCCTACTGGCCCTTGACCGAATAACAAAGGAAACGCACCACTTATTAATGCACTTTCAACATCAAAACCTTTTTTAATGCCAATGCTTTGAGCAAAAGATGGTCTAGGTTGTGGGCCGAATACTCCTGAGCCAGATCCTGCAAAGTTTCCTTGTCTTATAGCGGTCATCTTCGCACTTTCTTTAGCTTGTTTAGCAATTTCTGTTGTGCTCAATTTTTGTTTTGCTAATAATTTTTCAGCGATAGCTAATTCTCTATTTGCAATATCTAATGAACCTTTTTTAGCCTTATTTTCTGCTCTTGTTAAACGACCTTTGATTGCTGAAACTTTTCTATCTTTTTCATTTAAACCTACTAATTGATTTCTTATTCTTAATGATTTAGTTTCGACTCTACTAATTTGATTTCTAGCTTTTTGAATATCACTTAAATCGTCTTTACCTCCTTTACCTCCAGTAGCTTTATTAATCTTATTTACCTTACTATCAATAGTATTTAATTTATTTAATAACTCATTAACAGCCTTAAGACCTTTTACATCTATCTCTATACTTGCCTTTGTTCTTGGGGCCACAACAAAACAATAAAAGGTTACTCTATTCTATCTTATCTTCTTCGTTTTGCTTTTTCAAATGCTTTTTCTTGTTCTTCATTAATTACTTGGAAATATGCACTCCAACCTACTAACTCTTCCATTGTCATACTTCTTACTTCAACAAGACTTTTACCTAATTCTTTTGCAACACCAAACTGTAACATCATAAGATTGTCTTTTTTCAGTTGGGCAGCTAACTCTTTGGGTCAGGGGTTTCCTC